CCACAGATGGCGTATTTGGTGGAGCTTTCAAATTTTACGGTTAAATTCATATGAAGAATAGCAAATAAGTTACTTATATGCCACAATAAAGTTCAATGTAAAAACTGCATCATGACTTACGTTTTCAATTTGATATGCATAAAACTTGCTATTACTTGCAACTCTTACATTAACAGGCCAATCACAATTTGCAGACACCGCAAATATATTTGCATCACTTGGTAATTTAAAGTCGGACAAAGATCCTATCAATGATTGTCTACTTGCTACTAGCAAAGTAACAGATGTTGATATTGATGCAAATTTCAAACCATTTAAATTGCCAGTTACATCAGTAACCGCATCTGCCACCGCCTTGGCATCCGGGACATAGCCGGTGGCTTTGGTGGCCAGCAGATCATCCTTGGATGTGATCATCTGCGCAAAGGCCGGTGCGGTCAAGTCTGCAAAAAACTTTTTAATCTTGCCAAAGACCGTCTTTACGCTCTCGCCCGTATTAATGTTCTCGCGGTTCTCCGCCTCAGTAAACGCGATTTCTGAGTCTCCGATGTCTCCACTAAATCCCTTGGCCAAATAGATCCAGTTGAGCTTATCATCCCTCGGTGCTCCATCCGGAGCATCTTTGATGGCAAGATATGTGCTTCCGTTATGTGCCACTGCATCCAGCCGCTCATACGCGGTATTGGATGCATATTCTCCTTTGTAAGATATTCCGATTTTCCCGAGAGCATTGTAACCTTCCGGTGCTGCCATGTCATTGTCCTCCTTATGCTACCTTCCAATATAAAACATTATCAACTACTACAAAATCCACACCCACACCGTCCTTCATATAAAGTTGCATGGTTGTTTCATCGAGGTAAAACTTAGGCTCTGTGATGCTCGCATACGTTTCTGCTCGATCCGCATCAATCTTTGCCTGTTTGGCGGATGCTGCAGCCGATGTCGCCTGCTGTGTAGCAGTCTCCGCCTGCACGGTAATGTCAGCCAGATAATCCGGTTGGAGCATCTCCGCTGTAACACTGCCCTTTTTAATGGCAGCTTTTACCTTGCCATCAGATCCGATCGTCCAGTAAATCGTGTCTGAATCCAGAAACTCAAACTGCGTAATCAGCGCTGACAGATCAATGTATTTCTGCGTGCCATCTTTTAAATAAATGATCAGACGTTCCGTGTCCTGGTCATAATCAAAGTTAATAGCGACCTGTGCCAGCAGAGTATGCAGCACACTTGTGGCCCCGGAATAATATGTAACTGTAATGTCACCATTATCCTGGTTAATAGTAATGCCTGTGATCATTCCACTGGCTTCCGTTGTTGGCAACTTGGTCAAGTTAAGTCTAATTACACGATCATCGATCTCGCTTACTCCCCGGCTCAACCTGTCCAAGTTGGTTTTATTAAGCGGTGTGTTGATAGACGGGCGATTCTCCCAAGGTTCAAAATCATACGCCTTCTGCATCATCCTTCACCTCTTCTTTCTCTGCTGCATCCCTGGCAGCGATCTCAGCAAGCAACGCATCCTTTGCCTTTTGCTCCTGTTTGAGCAATATTTCCTGCAGGGCCATGCGCTTTACTTCCTCCGGCAGATCTGATTTTTCCACAAAATTAGTGATTGCCTGACTAAATTCTCTGATTTCTAAATTTCTCATATGACCTCCTAATCTTCCGGTCCAAGATATGTAATGACCGTTGATGCATTGATACGCTGTGTGCGCCACGCTACTACCGTGCCTTTATAATTCATGTAGCCCCACACGCCGATTGCCTGCACACTGACCAGATCTACGCTGGACAGCTTATTTACTATGGTCGCTGCGCTGATCTTGTCCGCTTTGATTTCTCCCGCAGACGTCCAGTTGGCTACTTCCATGTAATTAGCCTTTACGGTTCCGGCGCTGATATAGTTGGCTTCTACCGTTCCCAAACGGGCGCTTACACCATTTAAGTCAGATACAGTCACATGATCCGCTTCCAGGCTCCCCACGCGGCCACTGACAGCATTCAGAGAGTCAATGGTTGCCTTGGTGGCAATCAGGTTGTTCAGTTCCAGTTTTGTCACATTCAGGGTATCGATAGTCGCATACTTGACTACCATCTCATCTGCATTTACGATACCGACCAGATCTATCCTCTCGGCCTTAATTTTGATGCTTTCCGCCGTCTGATTGATCTCAGATACGATATTGTCCTTGGATACCTTGGTAAGGATCTGCTGTGCATTGATGCTGATCTGCGTGGACAGATTCTGGTTGATATCTTTCATTTCCAGACGAGTTTCATCCACCGTCCTAGTCAGTGTGTTGGTTTTTCCCTTTAACTGGATAATCTGCTTCTGCAGTCCATTAACCTGTCCGGTCCTGTACTCCTCACCCTCCGCTGTATAACTGTCCCGGAGTGCCTGGATGCCTTTCAGGGTTCGCTGCAGGATGTAAGTGTACACATCTTCACGGGTCGTATGTAACAAAATGCCATCCCCCACCTCCAGGCAGGGATTGCCGCGGGCTTCCACCTGTGCCGGACGGTACCATACGACACCGATCACGCTGAGGACATTGTCTGCGATAGTCTGCAGTTCTGCCGCAGACTTGCCATACACCAAAAAGTTATCCTCTATGATGTAACAGTTATTACCGGTACCGGAGATAGCACCGATGTCGTTCTCTTCCTGCCGGATCTGCAGCTTATCAATATGCTGACAGATAAAGTCCTCATACTGACAGGATAGATACATGCTCTTGGATACTTCCGATGTTTCCATCGGATCTGCAGGATAAAGGTCATCTGACGGATACAGATCATCCGCCGGATACAGCCCCTCTATCATCTGCTCCAGCACCACATATCGCAACTTGCCTGCTCGGGTAATGTGTCCAAAGCAGCCATTGATCTCGCAGATGGCTTCTATAACCGTCTTTCCTGGGAGTTCTCCGGGATCTATGGTTTTTTCTACCACCATATCATCGTTAACCAACGTAATTTCTTCCTGCTCCACGCCGACATATGTGCAAAAGTTATCCCGGAACTGCCGAAGAGTTATCGGAAATGTCAGGCTGTTATACCACGCAGCCACATCTGTATTCAGGATGTCGTACATAGCATCGTATGCTACGATATCCCGATATCTTCTATCTGCCGTAGGTACATCAGAATCCACTTTATAAACTCCCATCATAAAAGGAGCCTCATCGGCTCCTTCCAATGTTACTGATACTGATATCTTTTTCCCTGCAAGAGGTACTACCCGTTCCCTGACCCTCAATTTGAAAGTACTCGCCTCACATCTGCCAAAACTTATTTCACTCTCTGAGCATAGTCTCTCTGTGAGTTCTGCGCTTTCACCTTTCCAGTCCTCCTCATTCAGCACACTTCCATCACTACATTCAATCTGCATTTTTTTGGAAACAGATGTGTCATTATAAATATCTTTATATTTGTAATCTACCATGTCTCCTCCTTAATACTCTATGAATGCAACACGCAGAGGTTTATACTCAAGCTCCATGCCGTTCCACGACTTCGTTTCTACTGTATAATTCGGCACATACATTTCTCCCGTCTTATATTCTCCGGTGTTCACATCAAAGTATGTGACTAATGCTTTCCTTTCCTTCACATTTATGTATGCAGTTTCCAAAGCCTGCAGAAAATCTGTCATTTCTGCAGACTCCATAGGAATTGTATTGAACTCTATTTTGGTTGTATAATGGTCTGCGACCTCACGGTATAACTTATTCAATCCATTTCTGTCAGAATCCAAGTCTGCTCTCTGTTCTGGACTTACCTTATAATTTTCGATATCCACATATTTCGAAATATCTGTATCTCCTACTTTTAACAGCCACCCTTGAAATGCCATTCTGTTGCCTCCTTATACATCCAGCAACAGGTAATTTCCGGTTGCCTTAAAATACTCCCTGTTTACCTTTTTCAATAATTCCGCAAATTTCACGCCATTTATTTCTATCGTATTTCCAGAAGCTATGATTCTGATGATGGTCTCCAAAAGTGTAATGATCTTATCCAGCTTTTCCGCGGAAATGGTTCCTCCAGATCCTGCCGCAGCCTGCGCTGCACTCAGTGCCATTTTCTGTAACTTATCTTCCGGTGATACAATTTCTCCCTGATGCCTATTATCACCGATCATGGCAAGCTGTGGCGTATTAGCCTTGACATATCCACCGTTCCACAATTTAGGTATCTGCGGTGGATCACTCGGCATTTCGAAGCCCCAGTCTTTTCCAACCAGATCTCCTGCCTTCTTTGCGACGCTTCCGATGCCATTTACCACATTGCGTAGTGTAGAATATATCAGTGAAATCATTGCATTCACACCGTCAATAATAAGATTACATACTCCCTTGATAGATCCCCAAATTGCTTGCCAGATTCCATCCGTAATTTTTTGTAAGCCTTCCCATGCCTTTTTCCAGTTGCCTGTAAACACTCCGGTGAGGAAGTCCAACAGTCCTCCCAGTATTTTCATGGCTCCAGATATAATGTCTGACACGGTTGCGAATACGGTACTCATGATGTTTATCACAATGTCTGCCACCTGCTTGATTGTCGGTGCCAGATACCCAATAATTGGTTTGATTACGGTACTCCACGCGGCTGCAAGGAAATCGCCTACTGAGCTGATCAGATTAAGAATGTTATCCCATAGTGGTCTTAGATTTTCTTCCCATAATTCCTGTAACGCTTCCTTTGCATGATTCAGTACCGGCATTGCAATATCATTCCACAGTTCTAAAACCGTCTTCTTGATATCATTCCAGGCATCTACAATGTTTCCAAAGGTACTGCTTCCCTGAGACTCCCACCAGTCTGTAAGAGAGCTACCAAGTTCTTCAACAATTTTTCCTGCCAGTGATGCACATTCTCCACCGAATTCAAACAGATCTGTGAGTGTACCTTCTATCAGCTCCTGATTGTCTTTCATCCACTGGGATGTGTGTTCTGTGGAAATTTCAAACCCTTCCGCGAAGATTGTTCCCAGTGACATTCCAAATCCAGTACATCCAGTCAGAATATCATTGATTCCGTTTGCAATATCAGGTCCTGCTTTATCCAGTGCCCCGAGCAGATTATTGTATATCTGCTCATTGATATCCGTAAGATTTGTAAATC